GCGGCAGAGCAGTCACGGAGTAAAACTGATACCGCCAAACGTCACCAGAAAATTGATAACAGAGGGCGTTGCAGCGGGGTTGTCACTTAAGCGTATGGTCAACCTGACAACCCGGTGTCCTCAACGGGGAAGGAATAACCCCGCCATACTTACCGCCGCGCCATTTCGCGGATTGCCACAACCGGAAGCGCACGGTCGACGAAAATTTAACGACAGGCTATCTATGAACCAGCTACCTCGCCGTGCGCTTTCGCGTTATGGTCTGACCTTTCAGGGAAATATCCTTTCAGTAAACTGTCTGTGCCGGATGCTCACCCGTGTCCGGCGCACGCACTCCACCTCATCCGTGGAGAACTCCTTAATTACCAACCTTAGCTTCGTTGGTTAGCTATTAACGCGGGTATGTAATCATTCTGGCAATGCTTAATGCCGCTGCTTTTTCCAGATTAGTGATATCCTGCTCCAGAGCGGACAGATTTTCAGCCTGCTTAGCCCTGGCTTCATTGGCCCATTTCAGATCCTGCGCTGCATTAATTTTCTGGTGCATCCACTCATAAAGTTCATCATCGGTATAGTCTGGCGCGATGATGACGGGTTCTCGTTTCTGCATGTCGGCTCCTTGTGGTTAGCGTTGCCTGCTTTTAACCACGTCAGGCGAGGTGGTATCCTCTGAGGGGTCTGTTACTCGAGAGGAAATTGGTTATGAGTACAATCAAGTTTTCTTGCCCAGAATGTGGTGGCGAAGTCTTTGACACATCCTTTAAGTCGCAGGGCTCTGACAGTTTCGCGGGAGCCATCTGCAAAAATTGTGGTCACCTTGTAACTGAAGATGAGTCCTCGCAGTTCGATGACGAAATCGTTGACAATATCTTCGGTGCACTTACCAGAGACTTTCTGAAGTAAAGGCGCATACCGCTTAGTTACCGCTCTGATAATTCTTACCTGTCCGGCAATGGCGCTGATGTCAATATAAAGCGCCATTGCTGCTTCTTTGCCGATCCCGGGATGCCTTCCATTCTGATGTTTGACTTCGCCCACTGAGAAATCCTCTGTTTCCCCTTAACGCCGGGGTAGCGGAACAAAAACCTGCTGCATAGTTATTAAAGTTGAACCCTGCCGTCATGTTCTTACGCCTCGGGCTGGCTACTTAACCCCCGACCACTGCCTGGTAACTCGAAGTATTGCCCGGCGTTCTGTGTGGCGGGGTGGGTTGGTATGCAATAAATCTAAAAGTATTTAGTTTTATAGTCAAGGGGAATCTAAATTAATTTAAAAAAAGGTCGGCATAACCGACCTTAAGTTCAAGGACATGGCAGGGTTATAGGTTGAACTGCACACCTTTTGCTACGGCAACAATTTTACACTCTGGCGTAAGCAAGGATGATTGATAGCGCGGATTGAGAGGGCTTAAATACACAAGTTTTCCATCAATAACTAATTTTTTTATAGTCATAGACGGTTCATTTGTAAGTGGATCTGGAACTATTACAGCGACGATACTGCCATTTTTATAACTCTCTCCTGGTCTTAGGATCACAGTGGCACCAACCGGGATACTTGGCGACCCTGAGGGGTTATGCATAGTGTCATCAGGCATTGAAACGGCAAAATCACCTTCCACTACATCAAAGAATGTGGTGATCCTATCGACATTTCCCATTGTTTTCTCTCCTTCTAAGATTAGGAAAGAAATCGCGTCACCCCACGAAAAGTAGGGGATCTTGGTGCCTGGATTGCTCTGCACAAAAGATAGTTCAGGAGACGATACTCCATACAGGAGATAGGACTCAGTAGTTCCTAATGCCTGGGCTAACTTACTTAGAGCTTTGCTGCCGGGTTCGTTTAGATCTTTCTCCCAGTACCCTATAGTAACCCCAGTCACGCCTGAAAGCTTACCCAGTTCTACTTGGGTGAGTCCCTTATCTTTTCTGAGTTTCTTAAGCCTGATGCCAAGGCTTTCCATCATTTTCTCCCGCGAGTTGAATATAAATTATTTTAGATCGCATTGACCTAAAAAAAATTATCCTGTAATCTAAAAATACTTAGATTTTAGGAGGGTGAAATGCGAGTTGATGAACTTGTTCAGTTTTTTGGCTCTGTTCAGAGGGTCGCTGATTTTTATGGGATAACCCGCGAAGCTATTTACATGTGGCGTAAGCGCCCCGGTGAAATAGTTCCGAAAGGGAGAGCTGCGGAAGCTGCTGCATACTCCAAGGGAAAATTATCTTTGAACCCAGAGCTTTACAAAAAGAAGGATACCACCCGGGACAAAAGGAAGAGTGATTCATGAAAATCAAACATGAACATATCCGCATGGCGATGAATGCCTGGGCGCATCCGGACGGCGAAAAAGTACCGGCTGCGAAAATTACCAAAGCGTATTTCGAGCTGGGAATGACGTTCCCGGAACTGTATGACGACAGCCATCCGGAAGCCCTGGCTCGCAATACTCAGAAAATTTTCCGCTGGGTAGAGAAAGACACCCCTGATGCAGTTGAAAAAATTCAGGCGTTGTTACCAGCGATCGAAAAGGCAATGCCACCTTTGCTGGTGGCCAGAATGCGCAGCCATAGCTCAGCCTATTTTCGGGAGCTGGTGGAGACGCGGGAGCGATTGGTGAGAGACGCTGATGATTTTGTCGCAGTGGCGATCGCTGGTTTCAACCAGATGAACCGTGGTGGCCCGGCAGGAAATGCTGTGGCAGTACATTGACTGACAATAGCCATATCGAATCGCTTCCGGCAACTCGTGAGTAAAAAGATTCGGTATCAGAAGAGGTGAGTATGGCTAACGCCTGGCTCAGATTATGGCATGACATGCCAAATGACCCTAAGTGGCGAACAATTGCCAGGGTGTCAGGGCAGCCAATTGCAACAGTGATGGCAGTGTATATCCACCTATTGGTGAGCGCGTCACGAAATGTCACGCGAGGTCACATTGATGTCACGACAGAAGATTTGGCAAGTGCGCTCGACGTGACAGAAGAGGTAATTGATTCAATTTTACAGACGATGCAGGGGCGGGTACTTGATGGTGATTTAATCACTGGATGGGAAAAACGCCAGGTGCTTAAAGAGGACAACGGCAATATTTCGCAAACCGCAAAATCTCCTGCAGAGCGCAAGAGGGCGCAGCGAGAGAGGGAAAGAAAGCGGGAACAAAATGGCGATTGTCACGGCGCGTCACGAAATGTCACGCACATGTCACGACAAGTCACGACAGATACAGATACAGAGAAAGATACAGATCAAGAAGATCAAAACACTATGGTCCATGGCGTAAAAAACGCCACGAACCAGGCAGGGGATGTTCAGACCGTCAATCCTGGTCAGCCAGCAGGCACGACACCGGAAGCCGATTCAGCGTATGCGCTGAAAGCCGATTCGGGCGCTGTGCAGCAGGTGATGACCGCAAGGCCGGAGCAATCGCACCCACTGCAGCAGCCTGAAGCCGATTCCGCCATTCAGCGGGAAGCCGATCGGGTAGTCCCGGAAAAAAACGGGCAGTCTGTGGGAAGAGTGGATTATCCGGATGTGTTCGAACAGGTCTGGCGGGAGTACCCGTTGCGTGCCGGGGCAAACCCGAAGAAATCCGCTTTCAGTGCCTGGAAGGCCAGATTACGCGAGGGGGTGCCACCAGAGGCCATGCTGGATGGCGTGAGGCGTTACGCAAGATACCTGGCGGCTACCGGGAAAACGGGAACGGAATTTGTTCAGCGAGCGACGACGTTTTTTGGACCGGACCGGAATTTTGAGAACCCCTGGTTGCTCCCGGTAAGTGGCACGAACAACCAGCGTTGTGTGAATCATATTTCTGAACCTGATACAGAAATTCCGCCTGGTTTCAGGGGATAAGTGTTGATTTCAGGTCATGAGGTAATTTTCAGGAGGGCTTGTGGCAAAAGTTTTTACACAAGAAGAGCGGGAAAAAATTAAAGGGCAGGTTGTTGAACTCGTACGCCAGAGTGGGCGCGAGACGTTACGACAACTGGAAACTAAAACTGGGGCAACAAGATATCTGATGAGCGTTCTGGCCAGAGAGCTGGTTGCCAGTGGCGATGTATACAACTCTGGTTACGGGTTATTCCCGTCTGAACAGGCGCGTAAGGACTGGCAAAATTCCCGTAAAAAGCTCTCAAGGGCAAAGCTGAAGAAACCTGCAGTGGTTGATCCGGACCTTATCTGGTCGTTACCAGACGGCGAAATACGCCGCTACGACAGGCACCAGAACATAATTTGTCGTGAGAGCAGGAGGAGCGAAGTTATGCAGCGTGTGCTGGCGTTCTATCGGGGAAACTTTCAGGAGGTGATGGAGTGAGGGTGAGAGTTTATATTGCCGGTCCAATGACGGGATATGAAAATTTCAACCGTGAGGCATTTCACAAGGTGGAAGAGGAACTGAAACGGGAAGGGCATACCGTCTTAAACCCGGCAGTACTTCCGGACGGGCTGACACAGCCGCACTACATGGATATTTGCATGGCAATGATTCGTTGTGTGGATGCGATTTACATGCTGAATGGCTGGCAGCGGTCAGCGGGCGCTAAGGCAGAGCTGGCACTGGCGGAGAAACTGGGGCATGCGGTGATTTATCAGGAGGTGGCTCAATGAGAGAGGTTAACTATGAGGCGCTTCGTGAGGCAGCACAAAACTATCAGTCGACGCTGGCGTGGTATCAGGCTATCCCGGACAGCCCAAATGCTGAACGGGATTGTGATGCGGCTCTTGCTGCGTTTAAGCGTCACATCCGTCATCGGGAAGCGGATATTATCGCTGATTTGCTGGATGGACTGGAAGAAGCAAAATCACAACTCAACGAGCAGCGTGAGTATTACGAAGGCGTTATCTCTGATGGGAGCAAGCGTATTGCTGAACTGGAAGCGCGGGAAGTTCAATTACCGACTCGCTACGACCTTCGATATGGACACCCGATAAATGCAGATGAGCGACATGTCATGATACCTAAAGAAAATGGCAGTTGGCTTTACCTGATTGACCTAGAACACGCATTACGCGTCGCTGGCATTCGCATCAAAGGAGAGGAGCATGGAAATAAAACCAGAGGATGAGTTAAGCAATATCGTTTTATTTCCGGTAAAAGAGGATGACCCTCGTAATCAGGTTAACTTTCTTTATGAGCCATCGGAAAGACCATATTGTCATCACGCCTCTGTCCGGGTTGACGAAAAAGAGCGTCAGGTCCACTGTAAAATCTGCGGTGCAGTTGTGGAGCCATTTGACTGGATGCTCTCTGTGGCGAAAAGAGAAACCAGACTGGCAGATGATGTAAGGCTCTTGCGTCAGGAGGAGCGGGAAAGGCGAAAAAATATAGAAAAGCTAATTCAGATTGAGCGTAACGCGAAAGCGCGGATACGCAGGGCGACAAAATCCAGAACTGAATAATTAAATTTAGCTCTGTTAAAAATTTAATCCTTAACCGGAGGGATTTCTGCACCCTCAGAACATCAGGAGGCCGCCCGAAAGGGCGGTAGTTAAATGCGAAAGTTTAAAATAATTATTGAAACGGGAATAGCCGGTGGAGATTTCGAGGATGAATTCGAAGTGGATGATGATGCGACGCCTGATGAAATACATGACGAAGCAAAAGATATTTTCTTTAACTACTGCAATTACTCATATCACGAAATAAAAGACGAAGAGGAAGAGCAAAATGGCTGATTTTGGTTCAACTAAATACAACGTCAGTTTTGAAGCATGGCATGAACTGTTAATGGACTATGCAGAGTTACGTGGTGGCAGTGCTGCTGATGCTGAAGCATGGCGTGATGATTATGAAGCAGGAAAAACTCCGGTCGAAGCATATTGTGATGAGTGGGGCGATGAATGAGCGAGATTAATTATCAGGAAGGGCATGAAACGGCAGGGCAGGCAAAACCAGTTGCATGGCGATATCGCTACGTGAAAAAAGACGTTACAGACTTTCAGGGGAAGCCGTGGGCTGGTGACTGGAAATATGTACCGACAAAAGAGGATTGTAACGACAGGCCGAACTATGAAATTCAGGCCTTATTCATCGGCCCGCCAGTCCCGGTGACATCAGAAGGACTGGTTAAAGCCGTGCGCTTTTATGAACAGGTAAAGCGTGAGAATCCGCCAGTCGAAACAGGAGCATGGAAGGATGCTGTTGACTGGGTGCTCAGAGAGGCCTGCTGCGCTGCCATTCTGGGTAAAGCCGACAATCCACCAGCATCCGGCAATCAGGTTAGCGAATTAACAATGTGGGTTAAACGACTGGTCAGTCAACTGAAAAAAGCTCAGCCGGACTGCAAATTACCGGAGAAGGCGATGGATTACCTGAAACGAAATGGACTGATAAGCGTGGAGGATGTTTTACGATGAATATTTAGACTAAAGAGTTTGTAACGCTATGTAAGTGATTTTTTCTGGTTTAGATATTTATATGTCCGGCCAAATTGAGGTGTGTTTAAATGTTATTGCACATTGATTGTAGGGGGAATAATGAAAAACGCATTGCAGTTTTTGTTTGTTGCGTTCTGGTTGTTCGCATCATGTATGCCCATCATCTTCACAGCAAGGTATATGGAAAAAATTGATGTTTTGATATTAATGTTTGGACATATAAATGCCCTTTTTTTAGGGGTGTTCATGGCGGTCATGTGCATTGAATACTGGCGGTAAATACAGCGAACGCCATTGGTTTAGTTGGATATTTACTGTGCCGGACAAAAACGGTTTGCGGGGAAATCTTAGTTAAGTAGAATAACTGCGGGTGCTTGAGGCTATCTGTCTCAGGCATGAACACCAAAAGGCAGATAGAGAAAAGCCCCAGTTAACATTACGCGTCCTGCAAGACGCTTAACATTAATCTGAGGCCCAATCTATGTCTCACAAATGTAGGTTAGCCTCTTACGTGCCGAAAGGCAAGGAGAAGCAGGCTATGAAGCAGCAAAAGGCGATGCTAATCGCCCTGATCGTCATCTGTTTAACCGTCATTG